TGTTTTCCCGCCGATCAATGACGGTAAGTGGACGGCATTTTGCAAGCACTACGTTCCCGAGGACGTGATCAACGACGGCGGGAACTCACGCTATAAGGCGTGGCACGCGGAGGGCTGGATCGAGGCCACACCCGGTAACGTGATCGATTACGAGTACATCGAAAGCGATCTGAAGGAACTGCGATCCTTGTTTGAGATTCAGGAAGTTCCCTATGACCCGTTCCAGGCAACCCAGTTTTCCATACGCATGCAGGAGGAGGGGTTCCCGATGGTCGAGTATGGCGCCACGGTTAAGAACTTCTCCGAGCCGATGAAAGAACTGGAAAAGCTGATCGTCAGCCGCCGGATCGAGTTCAACATGGACCCGGTTCTGATGTGGATGTTCGGCAACGTGGTTGCCCAGTTGGACAAGAAAGACAATATCTTTCCGAATAAAGAGCGGAAGGAAAACAAAATAGACGGCGTGGTCGCCATCATCATGGCGATCGGACGCGCCACCGTTCAACAGAACGACGGAGAGAGTTTTTGGGAAACCATGAATGTCAATTCTTGACCGACTGATACCCTGGCGCAAGAAGTCCGCATCCAGCTATGACATCTTGAGACAGATCGCCGGATGGACGCGCACGTCCGCGAGCGGAAAGAACGTGACCGTTCAGAGCGCAATCGAGGTGGCTACCGTGCTCGCCTGTGTACGCGTGATCGGCGAAGGTCTGTCGCAGGTGCCGCTGAAAATCATGCAGGAGAGCCAGGACGGCAGGACAAGGAAGCCGGGCAAAGATCATCCGCTGTATAAATTGCTCGGCTCGCGTCCTAATGAGTGGCAAACGTCGTTTGAATACCGCGAAATGCTGGCTATGCATGTGGTCCTGTGCGGCAATTCGTACTCATTCATTAACCGATCCAACCGTGCGGGGATCATGGAATTGATCCCTTTCTTGCCCGGCAGCGTGATCGTGAAACGTGCCGACGACATGACCTTGACTTACGAGGTGCGTGCCGAGAACGGAGAGAAGAAGACATTCCCCGCAGCGGCGATCTGGCATGTTCGAGGTCCATCCTGGAACAGCTGGATGGGCCTCGATGCGGTGCAAGTTGCACGTGAAACGATCGGCCTGGCCATGTCGATCGAGGAACAGCAGGCCCGGATGCAGAAAAACGGGGCGCGAGCGTCGGGCGTCTATTCGGTGGAAGGCACTCTCAAGGATGATCAGTACAAAGCCCTGAAGGCGTGGATCGAGGAAAACATTTCAGGCACTGAAAACGCCGGCAAGGTGATGGTGCTGGACCGTGCCGCCAAGTTTTTGAACACCGGCATGACCGGTGTGGATGCGCAGACGCTTGAGACTCGCCGCTTTCAGGTCGAGGAAATATGCCGCGCGTTTCGTGTGAATCCGATCATGGTCGGGGCCGAGTCGAAGAACACCACATACGCCAGCGCGGAACAGATGTTCCTCGCGCATGTCGTGCACACCCTGTCGCCGTGGTTCGCTCGCATCGAGCAGAGCATCGACGCAAACCTGCTTACCGAGAAAGACCGCGAGCAGGGCTATTACTCAAACTTTGTCGACGAAGGTCTGCTGCGTGGCTCGATGGTCCAGAAGAAAGACACGCTTCTCGGCTACGTCAACGGTGGTCTGATGACCGCCAACGAAGCGCGCGCCAAGCTGGACATGAACCCGGACTCAGACCCGGATAGCGACAAGCTGCGCGTTCCGGCAAATATCGCGGGTGCCACGCCGGCACCTGTTGAAAACCCCAAGGGGCAAGCATGAACAAGACACTTGATTTTGCATTCAGAGTCAAAGAACTCACCGAGAGCGGAGCATTCGCCGGTTACGGCAGCGTGTTCGGTGTGACCGATTCCTATGGCGATATCGTCACGCCCGGAGCGTTTTCGGAATCTCTTGCCACGCACAAGGCCGCAGGACGTATGCCGGCGATGCTGTGGCAGCACCGGTCATCGGAACCGCTCGGCGCGTACAAGGAAATGAAGGAGGACAGCATCGGCCTGTATGTCGAAGGACAACTGGCCATGTCCACGGTGCGCGGCTCAGAAGCCTATGCGCTCATGAAGATGAATGCTATCTCGGGCTTGTCTATCGGCTACATGCCGCGCGAGGAAAGTTTCGATAAGGTGACCGGTATCAACACGCTCAAGAAAGTGGACCTGTGGGAAGTGTCGCTGGTGACCTTCCCGGCGAACGATGCCGCGCGCGTCCAAGGCGTCAAGAACATCGAAGTTATCGAAAGTATCCGTGATGCGGAGAAGTTTCTGAGAGATTCAGGGCTGAGCCGCAAAGAAGCCGTCGCGTTCATCGCGCGGGTGAAGTGCCTATCACAGAGCGAATCCGATGATGGCGAGTTGAAGAAATTGGCCGAGGCAATCCGCCGCGGCTTCCCATCTACACACTGAGGAACAAGCAATGGAAATCAAAGACATTGCCGATCTGGTCGAAGCACAGGGCAAAGCCTGGGCGGAATTCCAGAAGGCCAACGATGCGCGGATCGCCGCCATCGAATCGAAGGGCTACGCGCCTTCGGAGCTGACCGAGAAGGTCGAAAAGATCAACGCCGATCTGAGTGCCATCGGCAAGCAGATGACCGAGGTCGAGAAGAAGGCCGGTCGACCCAACGCCGAGAAGCAGGACCAGACTCCGGAACAGGCCGAATACCGCAAGGCGTTCGAGCGTTACCTGCGCAAGGGCAATGAGCACGGCCTGTTAGAACTCCAGCAGAAAGCCATGAACACCGGTTCCGACCCGGACGGCGGATTTTTGGTCCTGCCGGAAATGGATGCTGCCATTGACCGCATCGCCGGCACCATCGGCGTCATGTCGCGCCTGGCCAACGTCATCACCATCGGCACGGCAAAATTTGAAAAGCTAGTGAAAACCAGTGGCATGGCCATGCGCCGCGTTGCCGACGGTGCGACCGGCGGCGAAACCACCGAGCCGAAGTTCGCGAAGGTGGCCATCGAGGTGTTCTCGGCGGAAGTTGAACCGTGGATCTACAACGAAACGTTGGAGGACTCACGCATCAACCTGGAATCCGATCTGGCCGATGAGGCCGCGATCGGTTTCGCGGAAGGTTCCAATGCCGAGTTCATCACCGGCAACGGCGTCGGCAAGGCGCGGGGTATCGCGGCTTATACGATGGTGGCGAATTCGTCCTTCTCGTGGGGCAATGTTGGTTACATCGCTTCCGGCAAGTCGGCGGCGTTCGCTTCCGTTGCCCCGGCCGACAAGGTGGTGAGCTTGCAGCACGCCCTAAAGGCCCAGTACCGGCCCGGTGCGGTGTGGCTGACCAACGACGCCACCCTCGGCGTGATGCGCCAGATGAAGGACGGCAGCGGCAGTTACTACCTGTGGCAGCCCGATCCGGCAGGTGCGTTCGGTGGTCGTTTCCTCGGCCATACAGTCGAGGTTGACGACAACGTGGCCGACATCGGCGCCGGTTCGCTCAGTCTGGCGTTCGGAAACTTCAAGCGCGGTTACACCATCGTCAACCGCACCGGCACCACCCTGATCCGAGACAACATCACGGCCAAGGGCACCACGAAGTTCAATTTCCGCCGCCGGTTTGGCGGGGGTATCGTGAACTTCGAGGCAATTAAGTGGATGAAATTTGCTACAAGTTAATGTTAGTGAAATTCGCCACCATGTAGGTTAGAATGCATCCTCTGTAAAGGAGGACTGCATGAAGAGATGTAAAATTGACGGTTGCAATGATGTAGTGCACGGCAAAGGGCTGTGTGATTTTCACTGCACGAGATTGCGTAAGTATGGCGATCCTTTGGGCGGTGGGTCGAGAAGGCTACCGCCCAATTCTCTCGGAAAATGCTCAGTCAAGAACTGTAATAACAAAGCAGTATCTAGTCATCTTTGCGCTAATCATCGAGCGAAGAAAATTAGATATGGCGATCCGATTGGCGGGTCGGTTCAGGACGGACGTTCATTCAAGTGGCGCACGAACAAGTTGGGGTATATTGAAAGGTGGGCCCCGGGAAGCGAGTATGCCGCGAAGAATGGTTTCGTGTTTCAACATCGACAGGTGATGGGAGAAGCCATAGGGCGTCCGTTGTTGAAAACTGAATCAGTACATCACAAGAACGGCGACCGCTCCGATAACAGGATCGGGAACTTGGAATTGTGGTCAAAGAGACAGCCCGCAGGCCAGCGTGTTCAGGACAAAGTGAAATGGGCGCGTGAAATACTTAAAGAGTACGGCAGTCTTTTCAAATAAGCAGTAGATTCAAATCAGCAAAACGCAGGGCCACTTCGGTGGCCCTTTTTATTGTGGGAAGCAAACATCTAACCCAAACGAGGCAGCACAATGATCAAAGACCTTCACAGCAATATGCGCACCAAAACGGCGATCTCTCCGGTCGCCATCGGTGCGAACGGGACAGTCACCGGCATCGTTATCGATCGCCAAGGCTATGGTGGCGTCGAGTTCCTGGCGTCTTATGGAGCCGTCACAACCACTGGCACTGTCGTCACTCTGGTCGTCAAAGAGGGCGACGTGACCGGCACAATGGCCTCGGTCGCTGACGCAAGCCTGCTCGGCACCGAAGCCTTGGCGAGCCTTCCGGCCGCAACGCCGCGCACGGCCGGTACGACCAAAGAAGTCACCAAGCGCGTCGGCTACGTCGGAAACAAGCGTTATGTCTCCGTCGATGCCGTCAAGACCGGCGTTACGTCGGTCGGCGTGGTGGGTGTCGCCGCGATTCTGCACAGCCCTGCACTGGCTCCGCAGACCAACCCCTAATTTTTAGGGAAGCACGGTTGCATGCTCATCCCATGCAACGCCGGATAAACGTAACCGGCACCTTTAACCTGGATGAGAGGCGAGACAATGAAAGAAGGCGAGAGACAGGTATCCCCGACTATTGACGGTATCCGTCGGGATCATGTTGCCCGCTATGAGTGGGCGGCGAAGAATATCAAAGCAGGAAGTAAGGTGGTGGATTTCGCCTGCGGTGTTGGATATGGCACGCGCATCCTGGCTGATGCTGGTCATTTCTCGTGCGGTTATGATATTGATCGAGAAGCCATCAAATACGCAGCCGATCATTACATCAGCGGCATGCAAACTGATTTCAGGATCGGAAACGGCAACGATCCCGGAGAGTTGGGCGAGGCCGATGCCGCAGTTTGCTTTGAGACAATCGAGCACATCGAAGACCCGCGCCCGCTACTGAAAGCGCTGCGCGAGTCTGCTCCTGTGTTGCTTGCCAGCGTCCCGAATGAAGACGTGATGCCGTGGCAGATCGCCCCCGGCGTGGTCACGGCTTATCACTTCCGGCACTACACCCGGCAGGAATTCAACGCACTGCTGCTCGAATGCGGCTGGCGGGCCACGGAATGGTACGGCCAAGAAGGTCCAGAATCAGAAGTAGAACCGAACATCAACGGCCGGACGCTGATCGCAGTGTGTGAGCATTGCGAGCCGGTGATTGATGAAACGCCACACGGCAAACACATCGCCATTCTTGGGCTCGGGCCGAGTCTTGATCAGTACCTGGACATCACCAAGCGCCAGGGCGGACGGACAAAGTTCTGCGACGAGACGTGGGCCATTAATGCCCTCGGTGAAGTGTTTTCCTGTGACCTCGTGTTCCACATGGACGACGTGCGCATTCAGGAGATCCGCGCCGCCGCCGCTCCGGCTTCAAACATTGCCGCCATGCTGAAGTGGATCAAGAGCAGCCCGGTCCCGGTGGTCACAAGCCGCACACATCCCGATTACCCGGCACTGGTGGCGTTCCCCTTGGAAGACGTGCTGAACCACCTCGGGCATGACTACTTCAACTCGACGGCGGCTTACGCGATCGCATTCGCAATTCACACCGGGGCAAGTCAGATAAGCGTGTTCGGCATGGACTTTACTTATCCGAATGTCCACGACGCCGAGAAGGGCCGCGCGTGCGTGGAGTTCTGGCTCGGTCAGGCGCACGCGCGCGGGATCAAGATCAACCTGCCGAAAACGACGACGCTGATGGATTCCTGCTATCCGCGAACGTCCAGGCTTTACGGGTACGACACCACGGACGTCAATTTCAACATTCAGGATGATGGCCGTTTGAAACTTGAGTTTGTCCCGCGTGAAACGCTCCCGACTGCCGAAGAGATCGAGAAAAATTACGATCATTCCGCGCCCATCGACAAACAGCACTTAAGCACAAAGGAATAGCCATGCTCTACGAAATCCTTAAAGACTTCCCCGGTTCGCAAGACGGCCGCACTACCGAGCAGTTCAAGGCCGGGACGCAGGCAGAGCTGTCCGACTACCTAATTTCCTGCATCCCGAAAGGATGGGCGCGTCCCGTGGGTGAGCCTTCCGTGATCGAGAACAAGGCAGTCGTATCTGACGGCAGTAATCGCCGGCAAGTGAAGGCGGATAAGAAGTAATCCATGCCGCTAAAAATCGTAACACCACCCACGACAGAACCGATATCTCTGTCAGAGGCAAAGACCCATCTTCGTGTCACGAGTTCTGATGACGATAGTTTTATCATTGGCCTGATCGCCTCTGCCAGTAATTGGGTAGAGTCGTTCACGTTGCGGTCGCTCATCACGCAGACTTGGGATTACTATCTCGATAAATTTTCGGATGAGATGAAAATCCCGTTGCCGCCGCTCCAGTCGGTGATCAGCATCAAGTACATCGATCAGGACGGAACGGAGCAGACTCTGGCTTCAACTGAATACACCGTGGACATCGCCGCAACGCCCGGAGTGGTCAGGCTGGCTTATGGCAAGTCCTGGCCGGGTATCCGCGACCAAGCCAATGCCGTCACTATCCGGTTCGTTGCAGGATACGGTGCCTCGACAGCAGTCCCTGCGGCCATCAAATCCGCGTGCCTGCTCATGCTCGGTGAACTATATGAGCGTCGCGAGCAGGCAATCGTCGGTGCACCGATTACCACTGTCCCGGTCAACGCGGAATTTCTGCTATGGCCATATCGTAGTTACGGAATCTAATGCGCGCCGGCGAGTTGGACAGGAAGATAGTCATCCAGTCGTTGACGAAAACACCGGATGCCTATGGCGCATTAATCGAAACCTGGACAACCTTCGCGACTGTTCAGGCAAAG